ATTGAGCCACTGGCCCCGGTGGCAGGCTCTGATTTGTATGTATTCAGGCCGGTGGCACATACGGTGGATTTTCATATCCGTGTTACGCCGGACACACCGGAAATACGGGCTGCCATCACCGCCGAGTTGCGTTCGTTCCTGCTGCGTGATGGTTATCCGCAGGGAGAACTGAAGGTGTCACGTATCAGTGAAGCGATTTCCGGTGCGAACGGGGAATACAGCCATCAGTTGCTTGCACCGGTGGACAATATCTCCATTGCGAAAAACGAACTGGCGGTACTGGGGACGATTTCATGGACGTGACAAACGATGATTACATCCGCCTGTTATCGGCACTGTTGCCGCCCGGTCCGGCGTGGTCAGCCAGCGATCCGGCGATTGCCGGTGCGGCACCGTCATTAACCCGTGTTCATCAGCGTGCGGATGCCCTGATGCGGGAGCTGGATCCGCGCACCACCACTGAACTGATAAACCGCTGGGAGCGTCTGTGCGGTCTGCCGGATGAATGTATTCCGGCGGGAACGCAGACCCTTCGCCAGCGTCAGCAACGGCTGGATGCGAAGGTTAACCTGGCGGGCGGCATCAACGAGGATTTTTATCTTGCACAGCTTGCTGCCCTGGGCAGACCAGATGCCACCATCACGCGATACGACAAAAGCACGTTCACCTGCTCATCGGCCTGTACTGACGCGGTGAATGCGCCGGAATGGCGGTATTACTGGCAGGTCAACATGCCAACCACCACCAACACCACCTGGATGACATGTGGCGATCCCTGTGATTCCGCACTGCGTATCTGGGGCGACACCGTTGTCGAGTGTGTGCTTAACAAACTCTGCCCGTCGCATACCTACGTAATTTTTAAATATCCGGAGTAATCCATGCATCGTATAGACACGAAAACCGCGCAGAAGGATAAGTTCGGCGCGGGTAAGAACGGTTTTACCCGTGGTAACCCCCAGACTGGCACGCCTGCCACCGATCTGGATGATGACTACTTTGACATGTTGCAGGAAGAACTTTGTAGCGTTGTTGAGGCATCCGGTGCCAGTCTGGAGAAGGCGCGGCACGACCAGTTGCTTACCGCGCTTCGTGCTCTGCTGTTAAGCCGCAAGAATCCGTTTGGTGATATCAAATCGGATGGCACGGTGAAAACGGCTCTCGAAAACCTTGGTTTGGGAGAAGGTTCGGCATTACCCGTTGGTGTGCCTGTCCCGTGGCCTTCCGCCACTCCGCCAACAGGCTGGCTAAAATGCAATGGTGCGGCTTTTTCTGCTGAAGAATACCCGGAACTGGCAAAGGTTTATCCGACAAATAAATTGCCTGATTTACGCGGTGAATTTATTCGTGGCTGGGATGACGGACGTGGAGTGGATGCCGGGCGACAATTATTATCTTCACAGGGGGATGCAATAAGAAATATTGAGGGATTCGCAGATGGCGGGATCGGTATGTCTTTTGATGCAATCAGAGGGGCTTTTTACGATGCAGGAACACGATCAGCGAGAATGCCGAATAACACAACTACTATAGACAAAACCGATGACCTTGGATTCGACGCCTCTCGTGTCGTGCCAACAGCTAATGAAAACCGTCCACGTAACATCGCCTTTAATTATATTGTGAGGGCTGCATAATGAAACCTGTTTTTGATGAAAATGGGCTGGCTACAGTGCCGGGTGATATGCGTTGTTTTTATTATGATGCAGTAACGTCTGAATATACGGGCTGGTCTGATGAATATATTAATACTGGCGTAAGTATGCCCGCCTGTTCCACTGGTATTGACCCGGGCGAATACATTCCGGGGAAAGTGGCAGTATTTACGGGTAAGGGATGGAGCCATGAAGAAGACCACCGCAATGAGACTGTTTACTCAATCGAAAATGGCGCAGCTGTTACAGTGGATTATATCGGTGCCATCAAAGACGGTTATGTCACGCTTTCACCGTTAACGCCATACGATAAATGGGATGGTGAGAAATGGGTGACAGATACTGAGGCACAGCATAGTGCCGCACTAGACGCGGCAGAAGCACAGCGCCAGTCGCTGATTGATGCTGCAATGGCTTCCATCAGTCTGATTCAACTGAAATTACAGGCCGGGCGGAAGCTGACGCAGGCAGAAACAACCCGACTTAACGCCGTGCTGGATTATATTGACGCGGTGACGGTAACAGATACCAGCACTGCGCCGGATGTCATCTGGCCTGAACTGCCGGAGGCGTAGGCCATTCAATATCTGGCGCACCGGAAGTATCGACCAGTTCCAGTGTGTCCAGATAATCCAGCCACAAATTATATTGCGCCAGTTCCTCACCTTTCAGGCGACCAATCGCCGCTTTACCAGGCCATTGCTTACTGTTTATGTATTCGTTGACCTGATTAATCAATTGCTGCTTTTCCAGTTCGGCTGCGGCAATTTGTTCCTCATGAGTTGGCGGTGGAATATCAATCCATGCAGGCATTCCGTCGATGACACCTCTGTATTTTCCTTCTGGTGCTTCCTTCATAAATTCGGCGGCAACAGTGTCGTCAATTTCGATTCCATCATCGGGCCATTCGCCGGATTCCTGATAAGCGATTTTAAGCTCCACAGGGAAAAACGCATTTTTATCGGCACTGAAAATATATTTCTGCATTTCTACCGTCCTATCGAAATATAACTGAATCTGTATTGCTGTGAGATATCACTGGTTGCCACACGCCACGCTGAATTACTGATATGTTCAAAATTTACAGACAAAACCTGCGGGGCTGGATTCGACGGGTCTGACTGAACGGCATCAGACATAACACTGACTGAAACCATCGGCTGATTAGGGAATGGTATAGGGAAGTGTCCACTGATAAAGCGGGTCGTGTTTCCTGAAAAAGTGCCAAACTGAACAATATATCCACCTGGTAGCCTGAACCATCCCGAACCAGAAGCGAATGCTCCCATATCCGGTATCTGATTATCTCCTGTGCCCACATCCCTTTTCGCCGCTTCTCCCAAACCAACCTTTGAAATATTTTTCTGAATCAGGTGATATTTCGCCTCTTCTCCTGTTTTTACAACAGGAGAAGCACTCATGATTTACGGGTATGTTCGTGTATCAACAAATCATCAGGATACAGAGTTGCAACGTCTTGCACTTGAGTCAGCTGGCTGTGAGCGAATTTATGAAGAATATGCCAGTGGCAGAACAGCTAATCGCCCTGTGTTAAAGGAATTAATTACGGTGATGAAAAGTGGAGATGAGTTGATTGTCTGGAAGTTAGATCGGATAGGGAGAAATGTGCTGCATGCGCTATTGATGTTTCAAAATCTGCACGAAAAAGGTGTTAATTTTCGGAGTATTACAGATGGCGTAGACCTGAAAACAGCAAGTGGTCGCTATAATTTCCGTAATATTCTTTCTGCTGCGCAGTATGAATCTGATTTGAATAGCGAGCGAACTTTAGCTGGTTTGGCTATTGCCAGATCCAAAGGCCGGATTGGTGGGCGTAGACCGAAGTTTAGCGACGAGCAGTGGCAACAGATGGGAGCGCTCATAGCGGCAGGGAAATCACGGCGTTATGTTGCACGTATCTATAACGTTGGGCTATCAACCCTATATAAACGATTTCCTGTTACTGGCATTCAAACGAAATAATTTAAAAGCAATTTAAAGAGTTATTTGTCTAATGTTGGAAGCCGCAGCCACGTCGTATGCAAGAACGTGCTGCGGCTGGCTGGCGAACTTTCGATAGTGCGATTATTGAATGATTTCCAGCCGTTACCGATTTTACGTGTTAATTAGTGAACAAACCACTCGTCAGCAGATTCCCAGGTATCTTTCAGAGTCTCCTGAACAAAAGTTTTTGCAGAATCCTTATCTGCGGTGCGTGTAACAGAAAGGCCATCGTTGCTGGTGGCTTTTACGATCACCTCTACATCGTCATAACGTTTACTGATGCGTCGGGTTAATTCTTCCTTTAACGCATCCACAGCACCGGTTGGCATTTTAGTCATTTTTTCTTTGGCTATGCAGATTTCAATACGCATAAAAGTCCCTCTATACTGTGTTTGTATACAGTATTATTTTTAACTGTATGGATAAACAGTGTCAAGGGGTCTTATTTCTGCTCCTTTGGAGCTCTTCAAAACGATTATGTAAAGATTTCGGATACAGTTCGGTATATACCTGCCATAGCACGTTTAATGAACGATGCCCTGTAACCTGGGCTACTTCCTCAATACTAAAACCAGCCTCAAATAAGCGACTTGCCCCTTCTCTACGCAAATCATGGTATCGCAGATCCTTAATACCTAATTTGCTTCTTACCCTCTGAAATCCCGCAGTAACAGAAGTGCTGTTATATGGAAAAATGAATTCCGATTTTTTGGGCTGTCGTTGGACGATATCCCAGGCTTCCCCAAGCAAGGCTACTTTCATGTGGTTGCCTTCCTTTTTGCGTGGATCTTTCCTGTCTCTTACGAGTATAGATTTTTGTTCCTGGTCGAGATCTTCCCATCGTAACCGGCATACTTCTCCGATTCGCATACAGGACCACACAGAAAATTTGAGGATATCAACGAACGGAATTTTTGAGCATTTATGAGTAGATCGTTGTTGAAGGCCTTCAATGAGCATGTCCAGTTCATCAGATGCTGGTCTACGATTACGACGGTTTGATTTACCAATCAAACCAAGTTTAAGTAGATATGGACGAGCACTTTTCGCCGGGTTTGATGTGTAATTAATTCCGTATACAGGTTTGGCCGCATCCAGAACACTGCCAAGATAACTAACATCGTGGCTGACTGTTGCTGGACCTGCGCCAGCGTTGTTTCTTAGCCTGCAATGTTCAATTACGTCATTTTCTGTCAGTTCAGATAGTTTGATCGCGGAGATGTCACTATCCATAAGCAGTTCCAGCACATATCTTTTAGTACGGCCTGCTTTACCTCCGGCATTTGGGTCATTTAAATATTTGTGTAGTAAGTCACGGACTGTAAGTCCGTCAACTGCATTTGATGATGGAATGCCATATAGATCTAATTCCATCACTTTCTGTGTGCCCCATGTTTTGGCATGAGCATGTTTAGGGAATGTTTTGCTTTCCCTGTAAGTGATAACACCTTTTTCTTTGATAATCACATTACAGCGATAGCGTGGTGTGCCATCGGATTTTAGTCGTTTCTCTATGTTATAGTACGCCATTACACGACCTCGTTATTTCGGGTTCCCATAAAACGTGGGAACCTGTGCGGGAACCTAACGCGAGAAAAATAGCCTGAAATGTTCAAAAATGCACGATAATCATGAAACACAAAAAATTAATCAAACCAGCGTGATGCCTGAAAAAACTGGTGTTTACTGGAATTCTCGGTTTAGCATTGCTCCTATGCTCGACTGGACGGACAGACATTGCCGCTATTTCTTGCGTCTGCTTTCCCGCAATACGTTGCTGTATACCGAAATGGTGACCACAGGGGCGATTATTCACGGTAAAGGTGATTATCTGGCGTACAGTGAAGAAGAACATCCGGTAGCGTTGCAACTGGGCGGTAGCGATCCGGCGGCGCTGGCACAGTGTGCGAAGCTGGCAGAAGCGCGCGGATATGATGAGATCAACCTGAATGTCGGCTGCCCGTCTGACCGGGTGCAGAACGGCATGTTTGGTGCGTGTCTGATGGGTAATGCGCAGCTGGTTGCCGACTGCGTGAAAGCGATGCGCGATGTGGTGTCGATTCCGGTGACGGTGAAAACGCGTATTGGCATCGATGACCAGGACAGCTATGAATTTCTCTGCGATTTCATCAACACCGTTTCCGGCAAAGGCGAGTGTGAGATGTTCATCATCCATGCACGTAAAGCCTGGCTTTCGGGGTTAAGCCCGAAAGAAAACCGTGAAATCCCGCCGCTCGATTATCCGCGTGTGTATCAACTGAAGCGTGACTTTCCGCATCTGACAATGTCCATTAACGGTGGCATCAAGTCGCTGGAAGAAGCTAAAGCGCATTTGCAACATATGGATGGCGTGATGGTCGGGCGCGAGGCGTATCAGAATCCGGGTATTCTGGCGGCGGTAGACCGGGAGATCTTTGGTTCCTCGGATACCGATGCCGATCCGGTGGCGGTAGTGCGCGCCATGTATCCGTACATTGAGTGTGAACTCAGCCAGGGGACGTATCTCGGTCATATTACCCGGCATATGCTGGGCTTGTTCCAGGGTATTCCTGGCGCGCGGCAGTGGCGGCGTTATTTAAGTGAAAATGCCCATAAAGCGGGTGCTGACATTAACGTGCTGGAACACGCGCTCAAACTGGTGGCGGATAAGCGTTAACTTTTCACCAAAAAGTAGTCAAATTCACCACGCCCTGCGCAAATTCGCGGGGCGTTTTGCTGTTAAATCAATAGATTATTTTTGGCATGATTCTTGTAATGCCTGCAAGAGATTTCATATTTGGGAGAGCATCATGCTGGAACTACTTTTTGTGATTGGCTTTTTTGTCATGCTGATGGTCACCGGCGTTTCGTTGCTGGGCATTATCGCCGCGCTGGTTGTGGCGACGGCCATTATGTTCCTCGGCGGTATGCTGGCATTGATGATTAAGTTGCTGCCGTGGTTACTCCTGGCGATTGCGGTGGTGTGGGTTATTAAGGCGATTAAAGCACCAAAAGTGCCTAAATATCAGCGTTATGACCGCTGGCGTTACTAA